GGGCTTGTATTGGGAGAAGTAGAAATTAACCGACTAAATGTAAGGAGAAGTATATGAACAATTATGACGCAGTAGCAATAGTAGAGGGCTTGGTTGAAGCAGACCAAGAAACTCAACTTGAAGCATGGCAACATCTTATTAACACAGGTATTGTTTGGCAGCTTCAGGGTACATTTGGCAGAACCGCAAAAGTATTAATTGAGAACGGACATTGCCAACCACCAACACAACCGACTATTCATTAGTAAGGAGATTAATATGATTACTCATTTTGATTTGGCATATAGCAATGACGCAGAAGGCGTAAGGTTAAGAGAAGTGCCAAGCGTAGTGGCGTTTGAATTTGAAAGCGGCGTTACTATTAAGTGGAATGGTTCGGCAACCTTCAATGTTTATTCTGATGGCAAGGAAGTTGATGTCTTTACTCACTACGGTATCAAAACCGCAGACGCTGCTAAAGAATCTGCTGAAGGATGGTATAAAATTAACGTAGAGAGGTATAACCCATGAGCGCATATTGGGGCGGACACTTGTCGTGGATTCTGGCACTCGCATTAGTTGGCTTGGTAAAAGTCATTATCTGGAATCGCAGTTACAAAACTTACATTATCAAAGGTAAGCATAGAAGCAGTAAAGATATTACCAAGGTGATCTACAGCACCTCTGAGGATGGGGCTGTTAAAATCTTCCGAGACTTTCACAACGGTAGCGAGATTCACTCGGTCAAAGATACCGACCAGAATGGTTGGAACGAAAAGTATTAAAAATATATTGCAGAATCTATAATATATTTGCTACTATTCGTTATGCTGTTATAGCTAACTAAAAAATAAGACCACCTTCGGGTGGTTTTTTTATGATATTGGGCGGTAAGCTAATTAAAATGAGTCACTCTCTCCTACTCAGATGAGTGAAAGCACTCCCCTTTTTACCGCCCTACTATTTCAACCTACCCAGACTGTTTAAACGGGCGGTATTAAATTATGAAGACAGGAAGACCAGTAAAATATAAAACACCAAAGGACATTCAGAAAAAGATAGACCAATACTTTGAAGACTGTATTAGTAAAGAAGAGTATCCTACTATTACAGGGCTTGCGCTTGCTCTTGATTTAACAAGACAAGGTTTAATTGAGTACCAGAATAAGGATGACTTTTCTGACACTATAAAAAAGGCAAAGCTGAGAGTCGAGGCTGCAATTGAGCAGAGATTGTTTCACAATAATCCAACGGGCTGTATCTTTAACCTGAAGAATAACTTTGGTTGGCGCGACAAGATTGAAACAGAACACTCTGGTTCGATGGTAGTTAACATCAGCCATGAGGATTCGAGTGTCCTTTGACTTAACAAACAAGCAACACGAAGCAATAAGATTAATTGGCGGTGACGCAAAACATCTTATGCTGTTTGGTGGTTCACGTTCAGGCAAGACATTTGTTTTAGTGCGAGCAGTTATTATTCGCGCACTAGCATCGCCTGAATCAAGACACGCGATACTTCGGTTCAGGTTCAATCACGTTAAGGCATCTATTGTTCACGATACCTTTCCGAAGGTAATGCGGTTATGCTTTCCTGACATTAGCTACAATATTGATAAGACAGATTGGTTTGTCGAGTTTCCGAACAACGCAACAATATGGTTCGGTGGTCTCGATGATAAGGAACGCACAGAAAAGATTCTGGGGCAGGAGTATGCGACATTGTATCTCAATGAGTGTTCGCAAATACCTTATTCATCACGGAACCTAGCAATAACACGATTAGCGCAAAAGACATTTGTTAACGATAAGAAACTCAGGCTAAAGTTTTACTACGATTGCAATCCACCATCAAAGGCACATTGGACTTATAAGCTATTCATCCTGAAGAAAGACCCAGATGGTCAGACTTCAATTGAGCCAGATAACTATGGTTCACTCCAGATGAACCCATGCGACAATCTCGCTAATCTGTCTCAGGATTATCTTGATGAATTGGATGCGCTGCCTATTAGATTGAGGTTGCGATTCTCTGAAGGTTCGTTTGGTGATATTAATGAAAACTCTCTGTGGCAATTAGAGACACTTGAGAAGTGGCGCATTACTAACACCGACAAGGTGCCAGATTATCAGCGCGTTGTTGTTGGTGTTGACCCGTCAGGCGTTGATGATGAATATTCAGACGGCGATGCAATTGGTATCGTAGTCGCTGCGCTTGGAACAGATGGTAATGCCTACCTACTAGAAGACCTAACAATTAAAGATTCGCCATCAGTCTGGGGCAATGTTGTTGCTTCAGCATTCGACAGACACAAGGCAGATTGTGTTGTTGCTGAAAAGAATTTCGGTGGCGCAATGGTTGAACACGTTATTCAGACCGCCAGACCTAACACCTTTTATAAGAGTGTCACCGCATCAAGGGGGAAAGTCGTGAGGGCGGAGCCAATTTCGGCTCTACATGAAAAGGGAAAAATAAGATTTATCGGCGAGTACCCCGAACTTGAAGAGGAATTATTATCTTTTACAACGACAGGATACATTGGCACTAAATCACCAAACAGAGCAGACGCATTAATCTGGGCAATGGCAGAGCTATTCCCTGCAATGGTCAGAGACAGAGAGAAGAAATTTATGAGAGAATTAAAACCAGATTTAACATTTGTCACATAGGGGAGTTTAAACATGGCGAAAAAGAAAGTTACTAAAAAAGAAAAACCTAGTCTCGAAGAAATGAAGGCATCAGGTGTTGATTTTTCAACGATGAAAGCATCAGAAAACGGCACGGATATTCGTGAATATGCACAGCGTGTTTTTAAAGCGCAGAGTATTTCAATGCCGAGGTCATTTGCACTAAAGAATGTTGAAGAAGGTTTACTTGGGCAGGGTTGGACTATGGATGAAGTGATGCCAATAATAATGGAAATGAAAGATGGATAGAGAAGAATTACTTGGAAGACTTAACTCGCTGTCAGATGGTTCGATAGGTTCGGAAGATTCCGAGCTAACTACCCAGAGGGCGAGTGCCTTTGATAGATATTACGGCAGACCTATGGGTGACGAAATCGAGGGCAGAAGCGCAGTAATTTCAAGAGACCTTGCCGAGGTTGTTGATTGGGCGATACCTGAATTAATGGATGTATTTCTAGCATCAGGCAACATCGCTGAATTTATTCCGCGCACTCAGGAAGACGAAGCTGCTGCCGAACAGGAATCGGATTACATCAATCACGTTATTATGACCCAGAACAATGGGTGGGAGATATTGCATGATTGGTTCAAAGACGCATTGTTATTGAAAAACGGATACGTTAAAACTTATTGGAAAGAAAACGACAAAATCACAATAGAAAAATACGAAGGTTTAACATCCGATGAAGTGAGTATCCTACTTATGAAGTTAGGCGATATGGCAGAGGTTATATCGCAGGCAGAATACACCGAGACAATTGTTGTGTCCGAGGGAATGCCCGTTGAGGCAACCTTCTATGATATTGAGTTGAGGATCAGAGACACCAAGGGCAGAGTCGCAATTGAGTGTGTACCGCCAGAAGAAATAAGAATCTCCAAGGCGTGTCGCGGCAATCTCAATGAAGCAGATTACATCGAACATAAAACTAAATTGTCCAGAACAATGCTCATTGAAATGGGTATGGATGCAGATTTTGTTAACAATCTGGCAGGTTCGTCTTATGACTCAGGCGAAGAAGAAAACGCAAGAGACCCGATTGATTCAGAGTCAGAGCAGTACGATGCAATAGACCAATCAATGCAGTATGTTGAATACCGCGAGTGCTACGCCAGAGTTGATTACGATGACGATGACAAGGCAGAGCTAAGAAGAATTATTATTGTTGGCGAACAAATCCCAGAAGGCGATGAGTGGAACCAAGAAGTTGATCACATCCCATTTTCCTATCTCACCCCAAAGAAAATTCCACACAGACACATCGGCGAATCTATGGACGATGATGTTGCCGACCTACAAGAAATCAAAACAGTTCTACTAAGGCAGTTCCTCGATAATCTTTATGGTTTAGTTAATCAGGAATATCTCGTTAATGAGCGCGTTAATCTCGATGACTTTTTAGTATCAAGACCGCTTGGCGTAAAACGTATCGAGGGGTTAGAGGATGTTGGTGGTTCAGCCAGAGTCATTGAAAAACCTGCTGTGCTGCAACACGTTCTGCCTGCTATTGATTATTGGGATTCAATCAGAGGGCAGCGAACAGGCGTTAAGCCACAGATGACAGGGCTAGACCCAGACGCATTACAGAACACAACTAAAGCTGCTTATATGCAGAATCTAAAGCAGGCTAATTCCAAGCTCCAATTTATAGCGAGAATGTTTGCTGAGATTGGTGTCAAGGATTTAGTTTCAAAGGTTCACATGGTTTTAAGAAAGCATCAGGATGTTCAGGAAATTGTAAACCTTCGGGGCGAGTACGTTACTGTTGACCCAAGGGAATGGCAGGAGCGCGATGATTTAAGCGTTAAGGTTGGATTAGGCACAGGCAATAAAGAAGAACAAAAGCAAAACGCAATGGTGATTGCATCGCTACAGGAAAAACTTGCAGAGGCAGGATTGGTATCTCCGCAAAACGCCTACAACACATTCACCGATATTGTTGAGTCAATGGGTTATCTTAATCCATCACGTTGGGTATTAGACCCAGACTCACAAGAGTATGCACAATTTCAACAGGAAACGGCACAACGTGCAGAGCAGGCTAAACAACAACCTAATCCACTAGCCGAAGCAGAAGGAGTTAAAGCGCAGGCTGCAATGGAAATTGAGAAACTGAAATCACAATTAAAGATTCAGGAAATGCAGGCAAAGGCTTCTCAGGATAATAATGATATGCAGGTTAAGGTAATGATTGAGTCTATGAAAGAAGAAAACAAAAAGAACATTGCCATCATGCAGGCTGAAGTAAAAGCATTAATCGAGGGCTATAACGCCGACATCGGAAAAGAGGGGATAGGTACAGAGCTTGGATAAATACGAAGAAGATAAACGTAAAGGTATCGCGGCGGCCGAACTTAAAGACAATCCGTTGCTGAAAGAAATATTTGAAAAGGTAGAGCAGACCTTGGATACAAGGTTACTCAATATGCCTGTTACCGAAGTAGATAAGATTCAGGATATTGTCAGGTGCAAGCAGTTATTTGTTGGGCTTGAGTTTGCTATCAAGTCAATGATTGACAATGGTAAGGTTGCTGACATTCAGCTTGAGAAAATATTTAATAACACAAGGAAATTTGACCGAGGATAAGATGGCAACACTAACTGTAACATTAACCGAGTCTGTTTCATTAAACAGCAGAGAACAGGGCGGCACAAACTCATTCACCGTTGCAAGTATTGATGAGGTGATGAAGAGAACGGTAACCTGCCCTACAAGCGCAACAACCACAATTGCTACATTTGCAGCAGCTACCAGTACATCAGCAGGAGCTATTGACGCACAGGATTGTAAGTATATTCGTGTTACAAATTTAGATAGCGCAAATGGTGTTGAGTTAGCTGTTGTTAACGCCGCAGGTGGAGCAGATGGAAATTATCAGGTAACACTAGCGGCAGGACAATCTCATGTGCTAGGCAGCCCATCTGTTTTGATGTTGGCTGAAGAGGACACATCACCGAGCTTCGGAACTATGCTTGATGTTGCATCACTACAGGTCAGACCAATTGGTGATGCGGTAACTGTTGAAGTATTTGCTGCGAGTGCATAAGTGGAAGGAGAAGAACTAAGGCAGTATCTGCGTAATCTTTCAAAGCGAAAGAAGAAAAATTTTATTCAGGCAGGTGGTACTGCAAATGTAGATTACAGAACAGACCAACCACACCCACGCATTAAAAGTGATTTACTCCAAGCAGAGGTTATTCCTAGCCTTGCTGTTGGTAATGAAAACTTTAGTTTCAGAGGCGAGCCAAGATTTAATCTTGTAAGACAGCACGTTGATTACCCAGAAGAATGGGGTGGTGGTCAATCAAGCGGAACTAGAGGTTTTGAATATGGTGGCGGCAAATTCACAGCGAGAATGCCAAACCTCGGATTGCTCTGGAACCAACGAACAGGCGCACCAGATTCATTTGGTTTTGAAGCTCCCATGCTAGGCGGTTTGTTAAGTGGACAAATGACACCAAAACCAATAGACCCGTATGGGCGCGAAGAAGATATGTCGTGGATGTTAAATTATATGAGGCAATTTTAAATGTACGGAAGACCACCAATAGACCC